CAATCTTTTATAAGCCGGATAGTATTGTATTCCTGCTTCTTACGGTTGGCCAATTCCTGGGTTTGGGGAAGAAGGCACCTTTCACGCTCAACCAAAATAGTCTCGCGGTGTGTTTTCAGCTGTTTGTTACGGAACACCTTTGTACAGCTCTGGTCGACGTACTCGCGGTTCCAGCCATTCTTACAATTCATACAATGTGGATCATTGGCGGTAGATAGCATATATCTCTGGACACATTCTCTGCAACTTTTAAAATCACAGAACTGACATTCAACCTTTGTGTGATTCTTGTGGTTGTACGCTTCGCAACAGATGCCACAGTCGCTCATTGTTATATGCCTTACTATATGGGGTGTGTTGTCTTAACACAGGTTTATACACTTTTTTGTGTATCACCCTGTACCAAACACAGGTGCACTATTTCTATTCGCGTTGTTAAACCTTTTACCCATCATGGTTCCTTTTTCTAGAGCCAACTTAGCCAGTGTAGCAAGTTTCTGTTGCTGCGATTCCTTGTTAAGCTGTAGCTGGCGCTGAGCCTGTAAACGATCGGCGACTGCTTTGTTCGCGATGTTCTGGCGCTTGCGTTCCTGGGCCTCCAACGCCTGCCTGTTGCGCGTGGCCGATTCGTTCTGTAGGCGCTGCCGTGTTTCTGCATTTTGTTGCGCTTTAATTGCAACTTTTGTAGTTTCGGCGTTACGTCTAGCCTGGTTCTCCTGCTGTCTCTTGGCAACCATCGCCGCGTTGTTTGCTCTTTTAACTGCTTCCTTGGCCTCTGTGGCCTGACGTGATAATCTATCAATCACAGCGGGCATACGCAGTAAAGGCGGCAGTGCCATATTTCTATTATTTAATTTGTACCCACCGAACCAACCACCTTTTACAACCTTGTTGTAATACATTTTGTTTTGGGGGTCGTTGATATTTCTCCCGAGTTTCTTAATATCAGAAACGCTTTTCAGCACAAGGTTCTTGAATTGTTTATCTATTTCGTTGAGGTTAGAATCCAAATTGTCGAGTTTTTTAATAACATTTTCAATAAGACCTATCATCTGTGTAACCGCGCGATCGTCGTCAATTAAACGCGGATTTGTGCGCATGGTTTCTATACCCTGACGCACCGTGTCCGACAGACGTTTATACTCGATCTGACTTTTCTGTATGTTCGATGTTAATTTTGCCAAATTTGTTGCCATTCTTATTACTAATACAACATAAAAAATTAGTCTTCAAATCTAGAACCAATCTTGGATAATCTGTCATTCACACGTTCGAGTGTACGCATCAAATCGGATGCTCCTGTCGGGGGCTGAACCGAATTTGGTTGTGGCGCCGATACGCCCACAAGTTTTTTAATCTTATTAATAGCACCGTTCATCTCCGAAACTCGTACAATTTTCACCTTGTTTGATTTGTTTACAATATTCTGATTCGAACGTTTATTTGACGGGACTTTGGCAATAAGAAGTTTCGCCTCTCTTTCGAAATCACTCTGTATACTACCAAGTCTTAACTCTAAATTTTCTATCTGTTTTTCAACACTTTTAGTTATTGTTGGGGATCTGAGTATAACGGACTCTAGATTTAAAACGTCTCTGTATAAAACTTTTCCTCTGGACGAATGTGTATTCATTATTATATATGTCATATTTAAATTATTTTTAGTAAATCATAATGGGTTCCTCTCGACTGTCGCTCCGTTTCAGACAATGGCACAGAACCACTGTTGTACAAATAAACAATTTTTTTACACCCTTGTGTACCGACCAAATTATCAGACGGTTTAGGTATGTTGTAAATAATCTGCCACGTGTCAAAAGAGTCGTCCCATATAGCAAAACATGTTTTATATTTATTGGCCACCAATTGTATTTCCTCATCCTCGGCCCACCCGCCGCTTCTCAATCTCTTCTTAACCGTGTTATCACTTGTTAACCGTATAAGCGATCGTCTCATATCAAGTGGACCCAAGCCAGCCAGTCTAACCGCGTGGTAAAAACAATCACCATCACCCGGCACCCGTATCAATTCAAAAGATAGTTTGGGTTGTTTGGGTACAGGGTTGGGTAATTCAATTATATTTTCTGCAATTGTGGTCATCGGTTTTCTTTTCCTTTTTATACTCAATTTCGGTGTATTCGAGGGAGCACTCTCAACCTTGTTCAGAATACTTTGAATAATAATATTTTTATCGTCACGAATAGATGGGTCTGGTAACCGCCCTCTATAAAATGATTTATATACAGTCTTAACCTGAACGAGATTAAGAGTATCGTTCAACTGTTTACGTTTCGCTTGTCTGTTTACAGTCTCGTTTTTAATAAATGAAATAAACTCCGGGTCTAGTGCGTTGGCTTCTTTTAGGCGAGAGGTTTCCACACCTTTCCGGATTCTATTTTGCACAGGGTTTGCCGCCCCCCCTTGCGAAGATGACGGCGCACCCCGTCACATCCCACTTCCCATCGTCGACCCCATAGACGACAGTGCACCCCCCATCGTCGACGCCGACCCTATGGAGGACGGTGCCCCCCCACTTACGTGGAAATGTTGAACAACCGGTTGCTTCGGTTGTTGAGACCCCGCATACCCGAATTGGCTTGTGTTACTACCTACAAACATTGAACGCGGTACCCCAGGGTTGTAGTTTAAGTTCGAAAATACACCCAGCTGGTCTTTTATGTTGTTAAGTCTCTTTAGCAAAGGTTTACTATTTACAGTTGAAGCGTTCGTATACTTCACACCCGTGCCACCTGGGAGAGTTCCAGACGGCCTGGGGCGTCCGGGTGTGAACCCGGGGACGCTCTCCGATCTCTGGTTAAATCCCAACGTACCACCCGGGGTTTGTCTAGATATCACAGGTCCAGGCAGACCGCCGTTGTTTTTATACGCATTCATACCGAAAATGTTGTTTTTCCCACGGTTGTTACCATTCGCCAGGTTGTTGCCACGGTTGTTGCCATTCGCCAGATTGTTCCCACGGTTGTTGCCATTCGCCAGATTGTTCCCACGGTTGTTGCCATTCGCCAGATTGTTCCCACGGTTGTTGCCATTCGCCAGGTTGTTCCCACGGTTGTTGCCCATGTTCAAATTGTTTGTGTTGGCATTCATATTTTGAACAATACGCGGAATTTTCATAGCCTTTATTGGTTCTCTTAATTTTAGATCTTCCAAAAGGTTCGTTATATTGGCCTTCAGCTCGTTGATGGCTTTGTCTGTATCTACCAACCCGAGTTTCTTAGCCAATGACATAATCTGTGGCTTCTTACCACCCTCAAAAAGAATAGAATACTCCTCCGCATTCAATGGGGAATCGGGATCAAGGAGATAAATATACCCACCTGCTATATCTATTTTAGCCGGGGGGAACGAATTCGGGTTCTTACACTTTTTCATCGCAACACAAATCTGTTTACGAGATAAATTTTTTGCATACCGTTTGGGTACACCTAGTCGAGACCGCACAGTGGACCTCGCGTTGCTGATGTTTGTGTTTGATATACACGGATCCATATTACTTATTATAATTATACATAAAAAAAAGTTTCAGCTTGTCTTCTTCTGACATGTTAAAATCAACAGTATTATATTCTGAAAGGTCTAATGTGATAGTTGGAAACATACCATCATACGAAGATCTACTACTACGTAATGTAGATCGGATGAGCGAGTCTATATAACCTTTGAAACCTGTTATTTCGTGTGAAAGTTTGTTTGTTACTATACGTAGTACCAGTATTTCACTTGGGTTTTTATTCATAAACGGGGGCACTGGGTATGTTTCCATGGTTCCCCCATCTATGTACACTTGGTTGTTCATTTTAACACTTGAAAATAAAAACGGCACGGAAATGCTCATACACACCGCATCTATAACAGACATGTCAGGATGTGTATGTTTTGAAAAATATTCGGTTTTTGCAGTGTTCACATTGAATGCTGAAATATAAAGATTCTGCTGAATATCATTGAAGGATGGTTCTCCTCCACATATTTCTATTAATTTTTCACGAATTGGTGAATGATCTATAAGACCGTAATTATCTAAAAAAGATTTTACATTATATTTCACCAGATCTTTGAGATTTGCGTTGATGGATAGATTGTAAATTTCTTGTGCAGACTTTCCAATTGAAATAAAGAGTGCCAATAAAGCGCCTGCAGAAGAACCAGATATACCTTCTAATTGTTTTAACTTGTTTTCGAGTTTACTGTAAACTCCTAAAAGAGCAAAGTATCCCACACCACCAGGTCCGATGACAAGATATTTCGTCTTCATGTTACTTAATAGAACTGAGGAAAAGTCTTCCGGAGTAACGCAAAAATAATCGCAAACGCCAGTGTGTGTGTCAGGATCGCCTCTAGGCTTGTGTGCCCCGACGAGAAAAGGCTACCCTTGCCAGGTGGGAGAGTCAGAGCCATACCCGGGCTGAGAAGCACGAACAGCAGTGTTGGCACCAGAAGATCCGCCGGCTGTAGCACCAGTTTCATCGCCCGCGCAACCAGGCGGTAAACCAGCATAAAGACCAGACTGTGAAACAGCACTGCGTTTCTCGACGTTTTCATGGTAAAAAGATCTTTAAGACCTTTTGGTACTACATCTGGTAGCTGAAGCACAAGGCCCGGGGACAGGAGAAGAAACAGCGCAGCCGGTGTACATACCTTGTTATTTGTAATATCCATTTTGTTTAATATATTGAAATATTTTAGTTTCTATACGCTGAAGAAAACTGGTAACAGAATTCACAAAAGTCTGTCCATTGCATGTGATTCAGAAAGTTGGTCACATTCCCGGTGTCTTCGCGGTATGCCCTCATAGACATCCATACATTCATCAGATCATCAGAGTACCACGTAACCCATTCTTGATATTCAAGCGGGTAATCGCGGACGTTGTTATCTTCATCATCTGACGAATATTCGTTGTTGTGCGTGTTGTTAGCGTCTTGAACGTATTGACTCCAAACCATTTCAAATCAAATGGATTCTAATTACTTATTACTTGCTCTTCTCCTTTATACCAGTTAGCGATACGACGTCACGCTGTTCGGTTGGTAGGTTGTCGGTTATACACGTGATCGCGGCCTCTACCCGGACCTCGTCTCCTTGAAAGTACACACCCAACCCTTGTTCCACGACCTTCTTGGAAAAGGTGGGTTTCTTTTCAGTCGTTCGCCTGGTAACCTTGCCTTTTTTAAGATTGATGTTATCGATGCCCTGATCTTTCATATATTCGCTGATGTAGGTTTTCAGCTCCTTTTCCTTCTTGTTTAAAACGGCTACATCCTTCCTGACCTCCGTCAATTGGTTCTTAAGCTCGACCCACTCGGCCATCTTGGCTCTAAACTCGGTAGAAATCTCCGCCATATCTAAGTGTAATGTTCATAATATCTTTAAGTACATATCTTGCGTTGCATGAGGTCCGGTACAATCGTGGAGTTGTTCCACGTGTACGGCTGTTTGGGGTTAGGGGGGTCCGCTCGGATCTGCTGGTTCGCGTTGCGGAGGTTGCCACCGATGGTCTCTGGGTACCCAATCTGGTTACGGGTGTCGAGGAAGTTCTGACCCTTTAGGATCTCATCCGGAGCAAACTGACCAAAATCCTCCTGGGACGCCATCTCGTGGGGGAGCAGGCTGGAGGCGAGACCAACGCCCGCGTTCATAGCACAGCCGATGTTAAGATCAATATCGCCACCCAGGTGGTCGGCGGACGCGTACTGGTCATCGAGCTCGTCCATGTCCACGCCGGAAATGTGCTGAGGCTTGGGCTGAGCCGCGGGGGCTTTGTCCCCGCTCATGAAGCTGGTACCCTTGCGAACTGGTTTGGCGGAACCCAGGTTAAACACACACATAAAGAGGAACACGACAAGCGCTATTGTCATAATGGATTTGGGGGTAAACTTTAACATCTTTACTATATATTGGATAATTTTTTTTACTCAATCTCATCCCCATCATCCTCGGATTCTGGCTCGTCCTCAAACATATACTCCGTGTATGTCTTCTTCTTGGGTGGAGACCGAAGCTTCACCTGAGCAATTCGCCACATTGGACTGAACGACTTCTTAGAGAAGGTGATACCACTATATTCTAGAATCACATCACACACTGTGTCTTCTGGTAGATCGTCCTCACCGACAGTCTCGCGGGTGTGGGAAAAAATCGGGGTTTCACTGTACACCTTTGACACTAAAATATGCTCGTCCTGAGTAATCGGGCTGTCGAATGCGGCCTCGATCGTTTTTTCGTTCAGAACCTTTTTGAACCAGCTCTCTGAATTTTCAATTGCCGCGCGAATAATGTCATTCTTGAAATATTCAAACATGCTCAAGTGACTCGAAACATCAATAATAACATTATGAGACTCGGACAGCTTTGATTTCAGTGTCACGGAATTAAACTGGTTGCACACCTTCTTGCCGTCCTCCTGGGAAGCCTTCGCGAAATACCGCCCATCTCGGAGCTTTCGTAGTTCGCTGTAATGAATAGACATTCTTATAGAACTTATATACCTAAATTCTTTATACCTATTAACGGTATTAGGCTTGCTCTGTCAATTATATTTTCAGACATTCTCTCGTTTCGCCTGGGGTTATACCCATAGAGTATGTTTTTGGGGCTCATTGTGTTTATATTGATATCCGATTTAAACTGATTATCTGGTCTGTAGTTGAACTCGTTTTTAATGTATGCATTTCTCGAATTATTCACCCATTTCTTCGTCTTCATATCAAACCGAAATTTACCAGAGGTTTCTTTTATGCCCTGTACACTTATCCCCCTCGGCCCCTTAAACCCAACTAAAAACTGACCAATCACCTTACTGGTGAGTGGTTGAGTAGTTCTGTTCACCCATTTATACGGGTTGACCTTCTTTGCTTTTTCAACAAAACTTTTTGGAATTGTAGATATATATTGTTTAGAAGATGGTTTCATTGACAAAACCTTTTCAGTCTTTTTGAAGATGTTGTATACATCATCTGATAATTTTACATTTTTCAGCCCAATGATCTTGGTGGCGAAAGTATACATACGCTTTCTATCCTTCTCCTTTTTGTCAGGTCTTAATCCAAGTGTCTGCATGAGATACAAATCTTCCAATAAGAACCGTTTGCTGGCAATAACAATGTTGGGATTGTGTTTTAATTTATTTGTTTTTTGATTTCTGTATGTGTACCCTCTTTCAGTGTCAAACGAGACATCGTATCCGAGTTCACCGGGTCTCATGAAGGCAATATCCAATATACCACCCATATTCCTTGTAGATATCTTATTGTCTTTTGTAGAAAAGTATCTTATTTTCATATCAAGTGTGAATAATTCAACATCTATTAATACATTCTCGGGTGTAATTGAAAAGTTTTTATTAGAGGATTGTTTTTTCTTTCGGATGAGAGAATATCGCCTGGTAACAACCGTCGTTGTTTTGGGTACACTTATCCCATACATTTTACCTATTTTATTTTTTTCATTCTTAAATCTTTCGATTATATGCTTTTCTATCTGTGACGCAATCTCCCCAAGTTTATCCCACAATACTAATTTTGTAATCTGTAGATTTTCAAAAAAATTATTTTTTCTAAACCTCGGAACAAATTTTGTATCTATGTCACTTGTAATAACTCTAGAGTCTCTATCAAAATAAGTATTGAAAGCCTCACCCCCGCTTATCACTATATCACCCGCCGGTTTCATATACTTTGTAAGGTTACCAACAACATCTAAGATTATATCACGGATGGTGTCGGTTACATATACATATATAACTTTTTGAATTTCTTTAGGGTTTACCTTTAGGATTTCTAATCTTCTTCTGAACCCCTGTATATTATCAGTATTATAGTATTTCAATAACATATCATCACCATGACACACATTCTTTTTCACAAATATATTTATATTTTTTTCCGAGTAATAATTGATATCCATACTATAATACCTATCCAGAAAAAAAGTATTTATCATTAGTATACTATGATTCATGCTACATACTGTGAAACATCTTCATGTAGTCCTATATATTCGGACCGTAAATGTAAATGTTACCCAAATGCATCAGAGTTGAAATTTGAACCAGACGACACACCCGAACAAAAACATAAAGCTATACACGCAAACCAAATATGCGCATTCGAAGCGGAAGACGGCTTTATGTACCCGTGTGACCCCGGATGCTGTCAAGGGGGGTGCCCTGGGCAGTGCGAGGAGGTGGCACCACGCCCACCGCGGGCGGTATACACCAAAACGGGACCGGGGCGCCAGGGGGTGAGAAAAATGAAACCCGTTATACAGTTGTGGGCGATTGTAACCGTATGTTTTCTACTTTTGGCGATCATCTTACCTTACACAGGAAACGGGCTTAAAGGGTGAATGCATATATACAGTATAATAGCAATGGCTACCATGGATTCCCTCATGTCCGAGTTCTCTGCTCTCCACTCTGAGATCAAGTCGCTCACCAAGCTCGTTCGCAAGGTTCGTGCACACCAGGAGGACCCAACCGGCGAGAAGGCGGCCGCGCGTTCCAAGTCAAACGGGTTCAATCGCGAGGTTGAGATTGACGCAGATCTTCGCAAGTTCCTCAACCTCGCAGATGGGGAGTTGATTTCACGCAGTCAGGTAACAAAGAGCATCAACGCATACGTCAAGGAGAACAACCTCAAGCACCCAGATAATGGTCGGGTAATTGTTATGGACGATAAGCTCCGGGCGCTTCTCGCCCCACCGGAGGATGTTCAGGTTACGTTTCTCAATCTACAGAAGTACCTGAGCCCTCATTATGTGAAGGTGGCCACGCCGGTTGTAGAGTCGGAGAAGACTCCCGCACCTCCAAAGACAGTCAAGAAGATGGTAAAGCGTCCGGTTGTTAACAAGTCGGTCACAGTGGCTTAGAGATTTAATATATAGTAAGTATATAATGAGTGAAGAACAAATACAATTAATAGACCCACCCGAATTAAATTCGAATGATATTGATAACTTAGTAGGAACTAAAGTAAAGGACATATCCCTCTACCTTAGAGCCTTCACGCATAAATCGGCTTTAAAGAAATATAACTTGACAGAATCGTTCGAAACGCTCGAGTTTATGGGTGATTCGGTATTGGGGTTTATAATAACTAAAATGTTATTTGATAAATATGAAAATTTGCAAGAGGGCTTCCTGACCAAGGCGAGGACAAAGTTGGTGAGGGGGGCCACGCTGGCTCATATAGCAAGGCACTTGGGTCTTGAGAGCTGGGTTTTAATGGACGACAAAGGGGCTAGAAACGGGTGGACGAGCAACGATAACATATTAGAGGATGTATTTGAATCTTTGGTAGGTGCAATCTACATGGATCTGGGGCTCTTGTACGCTAAGAGGTTTGTGTTGGATATATACAGCAACCCGGAAATCATAAACATGGACCATCTAATGATTGATGACAATTTCAAGGATCAATTGATGAGATATTGTCAACAAAGTAAAATACAACTACCCGTGTATACCGTCGAGACACACGATAATAAGATATTTAATGTATCTGTGATGGTTCGCGACACCGTTGTGGGTGTAGGCGTGGCCTCGACTAAAAAACAAGCGGAACAAAATTCTGCGTATAACGCGTTAAAAAATTTAAACATTCAGATGTAAATGATCACAAAGTTATTCGACACACGTGACATTTTAGATTACCGCTTACTTACCGCGCCTGTTGTAAAAGAAGAATGGGTGGTGATCGCCTCAAACATAAATAAGGATCTAAAGTCTATTTATTAAAAAGATCACATGGTCTGTGGTTGTTGTAAACGAAAGGGTATTCCCATCAGGTGTCCATACTGTCCAGGTGAGTTTTGTATTAATCACCTGCAGTTGGAAGAGCACAAGTGCCCGGGGGTAGCAAATAAACAAGAATTACACAAGAAAACCCTGGAAAAGCAACTAGCCTTTGAGGCTCCGCCCAAGTTAGCCAAGATTTAGAAATTAGGATGGTAACAACCCTAAAAATTTCCACGTACCGGTAATATATGACTGTAATTGATCATATGATATTTGGCCATCAAAAAGAAGTTGCATTTGTTCCAAAAGTTCGTTCTGTTGTCTAGTATTCAACTTTGAAAATCCTTTGTTCTCTTTCGTAGAAATTGTATTATAATACAACTGAACAATACTTATAAAGACTGGCCTACTTAAAACGCGTGTAATAGAAGCATCATATATATAGCTTAATAAAAAATCCATATTCTTTTGTGTTGTTTGAATACAAAACTTTTTACTAGCGGCTGCACGGTTAACACCCGAATTTCTTGATAAATAAAAAGATTTTAATATATCAACCTCAGAGCGTGGCATTGTGTTGACATTAAATATATATAGAAAGTGTTGGAAAAAGTATCTTCTATCAACAAGACTATTATCTTGTATCACCAAATCATCTGTTAACAATATTAAATTACCCGCATTATCGAATGTAACTGGTTGATATTTTGAGATATCTAAGAGAGTGTACATTTCCAACTCTAAGTTTGCGACGTCCTTAGCGTACGCCGTGGTCAGACGGGTTCTTATACCAGTGACCGGATCTACTAAAACATTCATACCCAATCTACCTCTGAAAGCATTAAACCCTGACGCTGTACTCTGTGTATGAATTGAACCATGTCTAGCGCTCGTGTATACGTCATTTATTTCCGGCATATAACTTGATAAATATCTCACACTTTTCAAGAGAGCTGGTTCTTGTCTAGGAATCGCTTTATCTAACAAACCTCTAATAGCAACACTTTTAACATTTCCCAAAAATTGACCCCTTGGAAATGTTCTTTCCATCGCTAAACAATCAAGAAAAACCAGAGCTAAATTTAAAGAAATTTTACTCTCACTTGTTTTCATAAAGGCACCCGGACTCGCTTTTACCATATTTGGCAACGAAGCGATTGGGACAATGTGATGTCTGTTACCCTTGAATGGTGGTGGTAACATTGGTATAGGATAAAAGTCAGGAGATGGGGATCTCAATGAACCTATGATTCTAATAGCCAAGTTAAAATCAGTCTGGTTACGGTTTCCGATTTTTGATAAATTTATATGTAAAATATCCGCAACCTTTTGTTTATATTGTTGAGAATTCACATTTTTCTGTGTTTTTATCAGGTTTGTAAGTAGTGACACAACATCATTTGTTTCTTTAAAAGCCTCAAAAAAAGACGCAAGTCTTACCGCATAATTAAGCAACGAGACCGATGATGTATTCGGTTTTAAATGTGAAAAATTTAGATTTGTATTAAACGCACCAATTGAACTATTTGCTGCAGCTTGACGCATACCGGGTATAAATTGATAATAAGAACTTGCAACATTAGCGGGTATACCATAGTTTGACATGCTTTGTACATACCCTCTAAATGTATTCTGTTTATTTTGATAATAACTTCTAAGAAGCACGTTTAACACGCGCCCTATGTTACACAGTTTGTTCAATAACTGTTTTAACCCAGAATAAAAATCAGCTTCGCCGAACTGTTCTCCTTGAAATATCTTAGCCATTTTGTCTACATACAAAGAATTCAGTACATCATCTGAACGTCCGGACACGATTTCTTTACTACCCAAGATCAAAAATCTATTTGTAATATATTTTTCATATAAATTGAAAATCAATATAAGATCATTTTGTTGAATTAAACTTATTTTACGTGTATTACCTTCTCTAAAACTTCTTGTCGCTTCTTTTCGTCGCAGCGCACGAATGCGGTTCGATTCGATTTTTACAAAGAATTTTTTAACACCCGAACGTAAGCCCCGCGCTTCCTTTGTACCTGGTAATAATCGTTTTTTAACACCGGGTTTAGTTTTTTTAGGCTGTGGAGATTTCTTTACTCCTACCATTTATTATATACAAATAATTTATTATTTTATATATTAAAAGTAACCACCCGTAACGTCTAAGAATGTTTGATCGATCGGCATTTTCTTGGTTGGGTGTAATATATTAATATTTATATTGTAGGAATGAGACTAATATGATCTGTATCGCGATCTGTCTGGAATAACTAAAGACGGTGATTGTGGAGCTAATTTTTGATACATTATTTAGATTGTAATTAAAGCCAAGAATGGTATGTAGTATATATACAATGGATTCAGCCATTTATTACACCGCGGTTGAAACGGGCAACGATATTATTGAAGTAACTCTCCTAGACGGAAAAAAGAACTGGTTGTATACTGTACCCAAAGGCGATTGGAACTATTTGAGCCTGAGGGGGGTAAATTATGCCGATTTTCTGCGAACAATGGTAGAACCTAACTTAAACGTACTACGTAAAATTGCTCGTCTTGAGCTTCAGCAGGTACACCGGCGGTCGATTAGAGCGTTACGGTATTTGCACACTTTGGATCCTTCGTTTGATGTACCATACATCAATAAGAAATCAGAGTGGCAGATGAACATGGTGAGGTATCTTAATAGCGTCATTGGGTTTTCGGTAATTGATTCGTGTACCGATCAGTGGGCGCTTATGACTTACGCGAACGAAGTACGAGCATTGCGATGATCATGAAAACTAACATAACAGTAAAACTAATTCTACCGGCGTTTGGCCCAAGTGCACTGTACTCTGTCGATAAAGAGACCGACCTGCCCGTGTCGATGTTTCGTTCTGGTACGAGCGGTCTCGACATTGGACAGCTCACAGACGGTGGTTTTTTATATGGTGTATCACAGAAGCCCCCGCCTCGCAGGAACGAACCAATTGCGGAAGTGACCCCAAAATCACATATCGGGGGCGGTTCTGGTGCGCGGTCTTTATCGGCAGAAGGCGCCCCTACCGTTCTAGAATACGTATACGGGTCGGACCAGGTACCTGGCAGGTTAAAATCTCCAACTACAAACGGATTCCAATCATTAATAGCATTTGAATCATCTAACATGAACTCACTCATTTGCTATTAATAAACATTATAATTTCTGTATTGTACTTTCTGTTGGTGCTTCACCCACATTTCATCCAAGTCGACATTCAACATGGATGCCAACTGAAACAAGTAACTAAACACGTCGCCCATCTCCATCTGGACATCCGTGCCTCGTTCCTTTTTCAGCCCAACCTTCTTGAATGTTCGCTGATACTGCCGGATAGCAGATGCCAGCTCACCAATTTCCTCTGTCAACAGCAACCACACTGTGCTTACATGTGCTTTGTCCCACCCCTTTGTGTGGCAAAGCTCCTTGGTGGTATCCCGGTATATGTTGAGATTCATACTTTTCTTATATATTATACACCTGTAATCTTTAAAAGCCAATCTGGTCACTGTACCCCATCTTCATACCATACACGGTCGTGCTTTTTGGGACAGCTAGAGGCTGAATGGGTTTACTTATCTCGTCGAGGTATCCATAGTGCTGAGCCAGACCGGTCTCTATCTGTTTACAGGCAACAGCAGACACTCTGCTATTCATAAATTTAACCTGAACAAGCACATCGCCGTATGGGTCTGCGGAATTGTTAATAAACACAACTCTCATAATGGTGAGAATGTCAGTCGGAGACTGTTTATCAATCTTGACTTTAAACTTGTTATATATATTCTGTCTGATCATACGCTGGATAACACCCTGATTGAATTCGCAAAAGAACGTTTTGTTCAGGGGGGTTTCACACTGGCCAATCGAATTAAGATTCATATTAACTTATACCCCGAAAAAAAAACTTTACAATTATTAAATATGGCTGACTTCGACACGGTGTACAAACAATCTTTTCCCAACGTGACTCAGTTCATCAAAGGACCGCCCTGCGTAGCGCCAGCCTGCTTTGTTGGTAGCTACCCGCCGGTAACCCCCGCGGGGCAAGTTGGACCATTCCTCGTGAACTCGTATTTTCTTAGACCAGATCGTGTACAAGAGCTAGGTGGCCCGGTTCCTATCCGGTGGAAGGACCTTAAAAACAATGGACGTTGTTAGAGTAAACAATGAAGGTATTGAAACGGAATGCTTCGTACGAAGTTATGAAGTTCGACAAGGTGACTACCAGAATTTCAAATTTAACAGATGGACTCTCAAACAGTATCAGCGCCGACAAGGTTGCACAAAAAGTATTTTCGTCCATGCATGATGGTATCAAAACTCAGGAGATAGACTCCCTCTCTGCTGAGGTAGCCGTCGGTATGATCACAGACGACCCAGATTATGAGATCCTGGCCACTCGTATTATATCCAGTAACATTCAAAAGATTTGCCCGTCGACATTCGCGCAAGCTACAGAGATACTATACAAGTCTGAAATTATAAGCGATGAAGTATGGAATATAGTACAAAAGAACCAAGAGCAGATAAACCATATGATTAAAAGCAGTCGCGATTCTGATTTTGGTTTTTTTGGTTTGAAAACCATGGAAAAGGGGTATCTCCAGCGCGTCGACGGCGTCATCGTCGAAACCCCCCAGTACCTGTTTATGCGCGTGAGTCTTGGTATCCACGGCGACGACCTGCAACGTGTGCAGGAGACGTACGATCACATGTCACAGGGATATTTCATTCACGCAACACCCACCCTGTTCAACGCGGGCACCCAGCGCCCTCAGATGTCCAGTTGTTTCCTGGTCGCGATGAAGGAGGATAGTATTGATGGCATTTACGACACACTCAAGGAATGTGCGCAGATTAGCAAGTGGGCTGGTGGAATTGGCCTCCACGCTCACAATGTGCGGGCTAACAAGTCCACCATCAAGGGTACGAACGGGGTGTCTGACGGAATAATCCCTATGTTACGAGTGTTCAATGCAACTGCTCGGTATGTGAACCAGGCCGGGCGTCGCAAGGGGTCTATTGCCGTGTACATCGAACCGTGGCACGCCGATATAATGGAGTTCATGGAACTTCGTCTGAATCAAGGCGACGAGGAGGCCCGGTGTCGGGATATTTTCACGGCTCTGTGGGTGCCAGATTTATTCATGAAACGTGTATCCGAAGACGGCACCTGGTCCCTGTTCAGCTCGGACGACGCACCCGGATTGTCTGATTGTTACGGTCGGGAGTTTGAAGACCTATACGCTCGATACGAACGGGAAGGGCGGGCTCGAAAGACCATGCCCGCTTCCAAGATTTGGATGGCTATTCTAAAGTCTCAGTCTGAAACCGGTACGCCGTATATTCTATACAAGGATGCGTGCAACGAGAAATCAAACCAGAAGAACGTGGGGGTTATCAAGTCGTCCAACCTTTGCACGGAGATCATTGAATATTCCAACAAAGATGAAACCGCCGTTTGTAACCTGGCGTCTGTAGCGCTTCCAAAGTTTATGAATCAAAAGGAGTACGATTATGATAAACTCCACAAAGTTGTTCGTATAATGACTCGCAACCTCAACAAGGTTATTGACAATAATTACTACCCAACCGAGAACGCAAAGCGGTCAAACATGCGCCACCGGCCAATTGGGTTGGGTGTCCAGGGGCTGGCGGATGTGTTCGCAAAGATGGAAATTCCATTTGATAGCGAACAGGCGCGAGACGTGAACGTAAAAATTTTTGAAACAATATACCACGCATCTCTCACTGAGAGTGTTATGTTGGCAAAAGAAGAATCTCCGTATGAGACCTTTGACGGATCCCCGGCTTCACAGGGTATTCTACAGTTTGATATGTGGACCGGTGCCACAAAGTTCAGCAATAAGTATGACTGGGACAAGCTTCGTGCGCTTGTGGTGAAGCACGGGATGCGAAACAGCCTACTGGTGGCTCCTATGCCAACCGCCAGCACCGCTCAGATTTTGGGTAACAACGAATGTTTCGAGCCTTACACCACAAACATATATCTGCGCCGAACGTTGGCCGGTGAATTCGTTGTTGTGAACAAACATCTCGTTGCGAAATTGAAGGAACTTAATCTGTGGTCAAAGGAAATCAAGGATAAGATGATTGCTCACAGCGGGTCTGTCCAAAACATCCTCGAGATACCTCAGCAGATCAAGGATGTGTACAGAACCGTGTGGGAGATTAGTCAGAAAAGTATTATCGACATGGCGAGCGACCGCGGGCGGTTCATAGATCAGAGTCAGAGCTTGAATCTGTTCATCGAGAACCCCACCGTCTCAAAACTATCCTCGATGCATATGTACTCGTGGAGAAGTGGGCTGAAAACGGGGATTTACTATCTGCGGACAAAAGCAAAGTCAAAGGCTATCCAGTTCACACTGGAACCGTGCACGAGTTGTTCGGCTTAAAGCTTGCAAACTATTAGTAGATAGATGAGATTCGTAGAAGTCTCTGGAGTTGTTGTTGGAGATTATTGCAACAAGAAGATATCGATATGTTCAAAAGACACGAACGGGGTGGTGAAAGCACAAATCCCCCGCATGTACATGCCGTTCGGCGTATCCAAGTTCACACCACCCGTCGGGGTTCCTAAATTTAATATTGACTTTTCCATGAAAGGGTGGAACGAGGATGGAAACTATGTAAACAGGTTTTATGACTTTGTTAGAGATATTGAAAACAAGGTCAAGACAAAGGTCAACGAACAGAGTGTTGACATTTTCGGATCACAGTTGTCAGAGACTGAAATCAATGGTATGTTTAATAGTAATATCAAAGAATCACCTGGACGCGACCCTAGATTTAGGGTAAAAATCGCACCAGGCGCGTCTGTGTTCGACGTGAACAACGACGAACTCACCGATGAGTTGAATGATAGGTTGTATTCGCAACATTCGGGCGTTCCAATGGTTGAGATTGTAAGTGTGTATTTTATGAACAGGATGTTTGGAATCACGTGGAAAGTGAACCAACTAAAAATATACGAACCACAGCGTCTGAAGGGGTTTCATTTCCAATTACAGGAGGATGAACCAGCTTTTTAAACTTCATACTATCCGAATAATACCACATTTTTAACAATTTTTCTTGATTGTTAAAAGTGTTATTTATGTTTTTTAGTTTATAGTATAATCTACAGCATCATGAGAGAAGCGAACGGGTTTTTACGCATGCGCTTTGGTATCATCGTGCGACGGGCCAGCGCGGCCTTACCCTTGTAGGCCGTGCCACCCGGGGACACGATCATCGTACGCTTGGCGCCTTTATTCGCGCGCACCTTGCGGGGGCCACCACGGGCTGGGAGTTCGAAGCGGCCGGCAATGATACGGTTCAGAGCACGGGCGGGCTGTGGGCCACGGGCAGCGCCCTTGTTGGAGCGGGCCTTGCGCACACCGACAGTGCCCTTGTTGGAGCGCACCTTGCGACCCGCGATCGCCGCGGGTGCGATCGCCGCCGGCACCGAGTTGGCCTTGCTGAGAACGCGGAGGGCGCCGGTGTTCGCGTCCTTCTTGAACGCGGCCTTTGGGCGGTACTGTTTCTTACCGTCGGCCGTCATCACAAAGGGGACACCCTTTGCAGACATACGGATCATGCGCTTCTTGGAGTTGGCAAAGTTGGTAGACTGGTCCATGTTATTTTAATATAGACTGAGAAAAAAATTTAAAATCCAAGAGCACAATACGCCCGCTGAGCTTCTTTAAGTACTGGACCTTTTATGAGGGTGAAGTTTCCAGAGACGCCGTATTTTTTCTTGGCCTTCTTAACACAGTCATTCCACGCGGTCACGGCGTTGATCATTCTTGTCTTATGTATACATAATTTTTACCTCCTGTTGCTGGCGTGGGACTAAGAGCGGGGGTCCCTTTGTCTGTGGTGCACTCCCACGATACGCCGTGTTTCCAGTCTGGTAGGGGACTTCCCTTTCCAACTGCGGATTCTGAGACGGAAAATGCACTACACCCGTTTTCCTTTTTACAATATTTCTTAATATAGTCGCCAAATTCTTCGATTGTTTTCACATTTTCTGGAACAAATGTAGTGTCAGAAACCTTGAAAGGTGGGATTGGCGTGGGTGTTAGCATGCTAAAACCACTATCACAAATAGTATTGTCTACTCTTTTCCACACTGGTTTATCCGACGCGGTGCCACATACGTTGGTACCTGGTAGACACCCGTGGCAACACCCAAGAGGCGACGAATCGCATTTATCTCCATCTTTTGCGCACGCATACTGTGGCCCAGATCCGGTGCATCTGTTGTTTTCACATCCGCCAGCACAGCAATCTTTATCCGCTCTACAACCTGTGCCATCCAGCCCGCAACAGTATCCAACCCGGGTGACAAAATCACACCTGGGTTCTTGTGTGTCGCCACAAGTTAGGTTACATACCTTCGATGTCGGCTCACATGAATATGTACCAAAGAATCCGTTACAGAACGGATAAAGTGTATTGCCGTCTGCGTCTTTTTTCGAAACTCCACTTGAATCTGTACACTTGTTTATCGATGAGTTTGGTAAGTGACACTGTCTGTTTTTAACCGCTATAAACGCAATTGCCAGTAGTATTATAAGCGTTGGCGTTCCCATTGCATACTGCGCATAAACTTATCCCACCCAAATTTTGCTATATACTGTATCTGGAGCATAGAAGACACCCAACTAGACCCCGTGTGTCCACCCCATTCCAGTTTTTCACACTCCCACCCGATTTTTGCCAGCTGTGGGTCGGTACTGGACGCGAATCCACCATCAGACTCGGGGTCGAAAGTTTTCATAAATTCCCACGAGTTGGTATTATTTACAGCTTGGTATGTAAATGATAGCATATCGATGGAATCGGTATCTTTCAGAAAGCTAAAATCTCCCGGTTGGGTCATTTATATATCCAACTTGAATTATTTCTAAGCAGCTTTTTTCTTGTCGAAAATTTTTTTTGCTTTTTTGTATATAGCTGTACCCTTCTTGATGGGTTTGAACTTCTTACCTTCCTGAAGTCCGCCCGCCTCCGACACGGCGTCACGCCACATCTTGAGAGCTGGGTTTTTCTCACCAGCTTTGGACTGTTTCTTAGACTTCCACCGACGGTCGTTAAGATCCAAGAATATATCTTGTTTGGTTAGACCACCTTCGGTGCGCGTGGCCGTGCCGTGACCAACTTGCGCCATTGACCCTACACACAACATGTTTTATCTTATACTGAGAAAATCTTCTTCAGGTCGTGAATAGTTACAGTGGTTTTAGCATTCGTTGGGATTTGTTTGGCAAGTCGGGGGTCGTTCAACACTTCTGCACAAACTGTAGCCTTGTGACCCTGCAGTGCCATTATGGACTGCTCAATGCTGGGCAACTTTTCCTCCCCGCGATATATTAACTTGCGCACGTACACCCTCTGAGTCTGCCCCGTCCGGTGAGCCCTGCCGATGGCCTGCAGTTCTGTCGCCGGGTTCCAAGACGGGCTGGTGATATAAACCCGAGTAGCCTCCTGGAGATTCAAACCCTGACCACCGGCTTTGATTTGAATAATAAAGACGCACTGAGTGACACACTTGCGGAATTGGCGGATTTGTTCGGTGCGGTCGTCCTTTGCCACGGAGCCGTCAATACGGAATACAGTTAGACCACTCTGTGCCATCATTTCGTGAATAATATCCATTTCGGCAACAAACTGACAAAAAATAAGAGCTTTTTCACCGGGGTGTGTCTGAACCAATTCCAAAAGCTTTTCCATTTTTCGAGATCTACCCTCCCACATCTCAACCTCAGAGTCGTCTTTTTTAGCCCGACCCGTCAGATAGATCTGAGGGTGGATTAGAGTCTGACGACAACGAAGCATACATTCCAAAATATGCATAGTGTGCATGGAAACATTCGTAGAGTGTTTGAATATATCATTGACAACTGTAGCGCACCTGGTCCATACATCATTATACAGGTTACGTTCCTCTGGGTACATCTCAAGTTCCACATTTTCAAATTCACACGGGGGGAGTTCTAAACGAATATTAAACTTGGCCACATCCTCTTTCGTGCGCCTAAGCACATAATTATCTTTTACCTTTTGACACATGCCCTGAACAAGTGACTTGGAAATGCCCAAAAACGAACAGAGAGTGACAAAGTCACGAATCGAGTTGTATACCGGGGTGCCACTCAAAATCCACCGAATCTGCGAGCTAAGATTACGGACACTGGTAGAAAGCTTGGACTTTGCGTTTCGGATCTCATGACCCTCGTCTAAGATGACCCGACCCCATTGGATTTTATGGAGAACAGTCGGTTCGCCTTTTGGTTTGCCTTTCTCAACTAGAACACTGTAAGGTGCGATAACGACGTCCCACTTGAGAAAGTCGGTTGGGTCTCTGGTACGAACCGGTCCGTCGTGGACCAAGACCTTGAGACTCGGGGCAAAGTTTTCAATCTCCTCGGACCACTGGGTTACAATTGATTTAGGAACCACGATAAGTGTACGATTGCCGGGGTTGCCGAGAATGGTTGAAATGATCTGAACAGTCTTGCCGAGACCCATCTCGTCACATAGAAAGCCACCTTTGGGACCCGAATCGATAAGTTCACGCCAAAGTAACCACGAAACCCCCTCCCGTTGGTATGGGGCTATCAGACGACCCTTGAGATTCTTGGTTGCAAGGTTGTACGCGGAGGTTATAGCAGCGGTAGACATCCTTCTTACCTTAAGGGTCCTCAGATTTTAACTTATTTTTGTACAAGTTTTTGGGAATAACATTGAAAAAAATAATGTAGTATACTATATAAATGAGGTCATCTGTTATTTCTGTATTTAACACATTAGTTATATTATGTATATTGGTTACAGTTGGTATACTGTATTCAAAGTACAAAGATAAAATAACGAAACTATTGGAACAATCGGATACAGCATCAAACACGTTTGATAAAGTATGTAAAGATGGTATAGATGTTAATATACCAAAGGGTTCTTTAATGAAATTTTCACTGCCACTCGGAGGTGGCAGAATAGAAGTGCCACAGTCAGATGCGGTGATTAATGTACCCGTTGACTGTAGTTAATTAGTGTCACTGACATGGCTCTCATCATCTTGATAATCCTTGATCATACATGGTTTCGGTGTAGGGGTTTCAACTTTCTTAGTCTTTCGGGTACGCTTTGGTTTTAATAGCTCTTCCACTCCATTCTCTCGGTGCCAAATCACTCTTTTCCAAAAAGCATCCATAATCGGCAATTGTTGAGCAAACCATTCACGATCTCTCTTGACCTCTGTAACACAAAATTCAGACGGTCCAGGCCAAGTAAGATCATATGGTTTATATTGAATAAATACAGCTTCTTCTAGATCTAAAATATCCAAAAGCAATTGAATTTGTGGCATATAATACACTGGGACCTCGGGGGTTATCTTTCTCTTAAGAGGGCACTTAATCTCGATTAATTTACCAGATTCAGTGACACCGTCAGGGCTCCCACCGAGCCACTTGTATTCTGGATGGGGGTAAAGGCCAATTTCATGTGCTACTTCTCCATATTTATCACAGTATATATCACGGGCTTCATCTTCATATTTATTACCATGAACCGTTGCTTCGTTACCATGAAATTTATTATAACCACACTTTTTCAAAATTAAACCATCTGGTTTTTCGTAAGGGTTCAAACCAATCGCGGTTGCAACGTCACTTGCCGTGAGCATCTTGCCCCGAAGTTCCAACCATTCTTCGGACCTCTGGGCAGCATACTCTTTGGATATGAGTTTTTGAACCTGTTGATTCATTGTTAATATAACAATGACTGTATTTTTTAAGTGCTGATCTTCAGATCTATGGGATTAAAATACCTAGCCGGACAACCAATACCTAATACACCTTGATATCCGCATTTTTTAGGTCCTACTGGTAGACGTTCGGGGTTACCTGCATACAGTAGTTTGTTACCATCTATTTTAAATCTATTTAATTTCTGTGATATATCAATTCCTTGGGTACACGTAAATCCAACATCTTCCGCCGTGCACCCTTGTTTAACATTGTTATCCATTCCATATAAACCAACGGTTCCATTTTCATCTTCGGGTGTTATGTAAAACTTTCCCAAAGTAACACCGTCGTCACATTTGGCACCATATGGAATAATTCTACACGGTTTGCCATCAATAGTAGTAATACTTACTCTTTTATCACTCGTGGAAGTTGTCTGCATTTTCTTTAATTCGGCTAGACTGGATCTCATATCATTCTGACATTCTTCAATCGAAGAAAAACGACCAATTATAGATTCTTTACAGTTTGATAGATCACAATTTTCTAGTGTACAACCCGAAGAATCATATTTTTTACCGTCTGGGTCCTGATAACATGGATCACCCTTTGGATAAGCACGAGCCGGATTACAGAGTGCCACGTGACTCACGCATCTACCAACATCACCAGCTACCGGGGCCGATTGGAAATTTAATCCATCTTGACAGTCATCCACCGACTGTGCGTAACAGTCATCAGACCAAGCTTCGTTTTGATATACTTGATATGCTTGTTTGTATTTTGTTTTGTCAAAATCTTTTCCACACGATTTTACAGTCCCGGTTAAAGGAATACAATATTGTTCACCATCCGGTAAACTTTTCATAAATCGTCCCTGTGTTTCTATATCTTGTATTAATCCTTGATCTGGTATATATTTAGCACCATTAGCACCAAACCACTTTTCATAACCGTAATCACATGTATAATCACATGTACTAGTGTCAAAACTACCATTGGGAATTTCTACTGGATCACATTCACATCCTAATTGTGTAACGTTTAAATTTTTACCAACCGTTTTTTGTTTACCAAACATACCACAGTAAAGTTCACCCGGTGAACGAAGTCTACGGGTAGTAGTTCCACTAGGATTCTTATAATCATACACAGGTTCCACGAGTGATTTAGCGGTTGCTACATTCTCTGCTGTTATTTTATCGCAACTTGTAATTTTTTCACTTGCTATAGTGTTCAAGAAATCTTTGTGATGAACTTGTAATAATTGTATTTCTGAATCAGAAAGATTACTTTTAAACAAGTTACATTTTAGAAATTGTGTCGATCCCATACCGGATGGATCTGGCGAAGGGCTTGGATCTGGTGAAGAGCCCGGATCTGGCGAAGGGCCTGGATC